AGATTTAATTAATAAACTTCAAACTAGTCAAGATTGGACTGCTTTTTATCGTGACGCAAAACGTATCGAATCAACTAGTATAATAACTCCTGTAAGTCGTTTTCATAGGAATCAAAATGCTTAAATGGCTTCATCATTTACTTAATCCTCATTGCGAATCTTGTAAAGAAGATCGTGATGATAAGTATGTCTGTAAGTCATGTGAAATATTAAAACAGCAATTAGATATTGTTAACTATGAAAAGAAACAACTACTTGAAAGTCTTTTAAATCTAAATAAACCAGTAATTAAGGATGAAGTTACAGTTTCATCTGAACCAATACAACCTAAGACAATACCTTGGGCTGTAAGAAAACAGTTATTGGAACAAGAAGATAGAGAAAAAGCAAGGGCGATAAAACGTTATAACGAATCTACTGAGAAATTAGAAAAAGATTTAGGATTAGACATGGAGACACTATCTAATGCCAGTTCACAGCGCGAAGCAGTATAAGTTCATGCAAATGATGGCGCATAATCCTGAAAAGAAACGAAAGAAGGGCGCAGGGCCATCACCTGAAATTGCGCGTGAAATGATAAAGAAAACTGGTAAAGGAAAGTATAGTAAGGAAAAGTAATGCCGGTAGGGCCGTCTAATCCACGTCGTTTAATTGATAATGATTCAAATGTAGATAGGGCATTAATGTCTCTTGAATCAGAATATCCAGGCGCGACTCAGGTTCCTATTAGAAATATGTCATTATTAGAACGAACTATTAATAAACTTCGTTCTGATCCTGCTGAAATGTCTGTTGGAACATTTGGTAAAAGTATTAATGTTGATCCAAATGTATTACAGAATATTCCGCAGAATGAATTAGAAGATAAACTCGCGCATGAATTAACTCATGTTAAACAAAGACAGCGAGAGGGACTTCCTAAATTTTTATTTGAACAGAAAATTCGTCCTCTTATATCAGGATATAGTTCACGTCCTTTTGAAGAAGAAGCATTAGCTGCTGAAGTAGATTATAGTTTAAGACCTACTCGTGGAATGTTACAGAAAGATATTAAATTACCATCGACATGGACTAGTGTAAATGCCAAGAAATAAGAGCATAGCTCCAAAAGAGCCTGAATCTCTTATTAAACGTGCGTCTAAGGCTGCAATAGATTTTGCTGGAAGTATACCTAGAGGTTTATTAGGAATTGGTGATGAACCTAATATAGAAAGTCCATTAAGTGAAAAATTAGGTTATACTTTAGGTGAATTAGCTCCAGATATTTTAGGAGCAGGAATACCTTTTCCGGCTGGTAAGTATGTATTTCATGGAACTCGTGGAAAGCCATTTACACGATTTGATCCATTAAGAGTTAATAGAGCTGATTTAATGAGCACACCTGCTGCTATGCATTTTGCTCAAAAACCTCATTATACTCTTGGTTTTACTCCATCTGCTGAGTCCGGTGGTAATGTAAGAATTTCTCAATTAGATGTTAGTGATACACTTGATTTAATGGGTGGTTTAGATCCAGAAGATTTGTATAGATTGAAACAAGCTGGTTTAGAAAAAAGTTTATTATCTCAAAATCCTCCCTGGTATGCTTCTAATCCTCAATCTATTTTAGCAGATATTGCTTCTAATCCTTCTTCTGAAGCAACTTCTGAATCATTGTCAAATATTTTTCGACGAGATCCGGAGTTATTAAATAAAGCAGGATTTGAAGGAGTTAGATATAGTGATTATGGTCAACCAGCATGGGCTATACAAGATCCTAGTAGAGAAAAACTTAAGGCTATTATTGATCCTAATGAAATAAGAAGTATACCCAAAAAATGGATTATACAGGAACCTGAGGCTATTGTTGGAGAGAAAAACATTAGAGATGTAATAGCAGGTATTTTTCCTGATACTTCTAAGATAGGAGATCTTGATACTACATACAATATTCTTCAAGATCAGCTTAAAAATAGTGTAATAAGTCAAGCTGAATATACTCATTTAATGAGTGAATTAGCTACTAAGTCTGGTATAAGATAATGAGTCAAAAAACTTCTGAAGAAATTCAGAAATTACTAAAAACCATTGTTGATCATTTTGATCAAGAAGATAGAGCCGTGCGCGAACGGCAAATTAAACAATGGAGGCAGCTTAAGTTATATTGGGAGGGGTTTCAGAAAATATGGTATAGTGAAATCGCGCATGACTGGCGCGTATTTAATGATAAATCATCTAGTGAAGATCAACAGGTTTATGATAAGCCTGTTAACATCTTTCGTGCTTATCTCGAATCTATTATTGCTGCTCTATCTGTTGTAATTCCTCCAGTTAAATGTGTCCCTGATGATGCAGAGAATACTCTAGATTTATCTACTGCTAAAGCTGGTGATAAGATTGCAGAATTAGTTTTTAAGCATAATGATGCTGTTCTTCTTTGGCTTCATGCTCTTTATATTTATTGCACAGAAGGAATGATTGCCTGTTATAATTATACTGACGAATCTGAGAAATATGGAACTGTTGAAGTTAATAAAACTGAGAAATATACTGAGGAAATTGAAACTTATAAATGTCCTGAATGTGGTTCTAATTTAGATGAGCCAAATGCAAATTTCTGTCCAAATTGTGAATCGACTATACAGGCTGAATATTCTAAGGAAGAAATAGAGAGCTACCGTATTGTTGGTAAAACTAATAAACCAAAGTCTAGACAGAAATTAGAAGTTTATGGTGGTTTATATGTTAGAGTTCCTAATTATGCAATGAAACAGGAAGATATTCCTTTATTAACATTTGGTTATGAAACGCATTATTCTAATGTATTAGCTCGTTATCCTGAATTAAAGGATAAGATTAGTCGTGAGATTGCATCTGGTAAAAGTGGTGGTTATCTTTACGATCAATGGGGTAGACTAAATTTACAATATCAGGGTGAATATCCAATAAATAATGTAACGGTTGGAAATCATTGGATTAGACCGAGTGCTTTTAATATCTTATCTGAACAAGCTGATATTGATAAGTTAAATGCGCTTTATAAGACTGGTGTTAAAGTAGTTTTTATAAATGATTGTTTTGCTGAAGCTGAAGAAGAATGTTTAGATGATCATTGGACTCTTACTAGGAATCCTCTTTCTGACTATTTACATCATGATCCATTAGGAATGTTATTAGTTTCAGTTCAAGATATTACTAATGATATTATATCTTTGGTTCTTCAAACAATTGAGCATGGTATTCCACAGACATTTGCAGATCCTAATACATTAGATTTTAATGCCTATAGACAGTCAGAAGTTTTACCAGGAAGTATTTTTCCTGCTAAGGCGCGCAGTGGTAAGAATTTAGCTGAATCATTTCATGAAGTTAAAACTGCGTCTTTATCAGGTGAAATATTACCATTTTCTAATTGGATGAATGAACGCGGACAACTAGTAGTTGGTGCATTACCAGCGTTGTTTGGTGGTTCTAATATAAGTGGTAGTAAAACTGCTAGTGAATATAGTATGAGCCGCGCACAGGCTCTACAAAGATTACAAACTCCTTGGAGGATGTTGACTATTTGGTGGAAAGAAATATTTAGCAAGGTAATACCTGCATATATAAAGAATATTATGGATGATGAAAGATTTGTGGAACAAGATGATAATGGTAAATTTATAAATGTTTATATTCAGAAAGCTGAAATTCAAGGTAAAATTGGTTCAGTTGAATTAGAAACAAGTGATCAACTACCAATTACTTGGGCGCAGAAGAAAGATATTATAATGCAATTAATGCAGAGTAATAATCCAATTATATTACAATCTCTAATGGCTCCTGAGAATTTACCATTCATAAAGGAAGCTATTGGGCTTAATGATTTTACTGTTCCTGGAGAAGATTATCGTCAGAAGCAATCAGATGAAATTCAAATATTACTTAGTTCTAGTCCAATATTTGTTCCTTTCGATAATATGGAGACAGGAGAATTAGAAGAAAAAGAAGAACCTTCTGTTGAAGTAGATCCAGAATTAGATAATCATGTTATAGAATCTGAGGTATGTAGACATTGGTTAGTTAGTGAAGTAGGTAGACAAACACGACTTAATAACAAAGAAGGTTACAGAAACGTTCTGTTGCATTTTCAGATACACAATGAGCTAGCTAAGGCTATGAGTGCTGCACAGCCTGCTGCTCCACCGCAAAAACCATTAGCAGCACCATTGGAGAAATCAAATGCCTCCGGAGAATAATGATTCTATTGTAGCTCCTTCTAGTAATGATTTAAGTAAAGAAGATATTTATGATCTTTTAAAGGATGATATTTCTGATGATAAGAAGGATGATGATAAGAAGGATGATGATACGGATAAGACTGATAAGAAGGCTAAGGTTATTAAATCTGATGATAAGGATGAAGATGATAAAGATGAAGATGATAAGGATGACGACGAAATTGATTTAGAAGATGATGAAAATATTAAAGAAGATGATGAAGATGAGATAATAGCCCCTGTTAAGCGTAGAGAAATTTTAGCTAAGTATCCTACTCTTTTCAAAGAGTTTCCGTATTTAGAAAAGGCTTATTACCGCGAACAGCAATATACTGAATTACTTCCAACAATTGAGGATGCTAAAACAGCAGTTTCTAAATCTTCTACTTTAGATAAGCTGGAAGCAGATTTAGTTAAGGGTAATACAATTCCTATATTACATGCAATAAAGAATTCAAATCCTGAAGCATTTAATAAGTTAGTTGATGAATATCTAACATCACTGGCTAAAGTTGATAAAGATGCTCATTATCATGTTATGAATGGAGTGCTTAAGAATGCAGTAGTTGCAATGGCTCGTGAAGCAAAAACATCTGGTGATGATGATTTGTTAGAGGCAGCAAGAGCTTTTCATAAATTCATTTTTGGATCGA